CCATCGCACACCTCTCCGCAGTTTAGCACCCTATGGGGTTTTTGTCTTTCTAGTTCGGGGGAACTAAAAAAATGAGTCACGCCAAACCAACTGAATTGAAGCGAGCCCTGGGCAATCCGGGCAAACGCAAATTGCCCGATAAAGGCAAGGTCATAATGCTTCCACAAATTTCAAACGAACCACCTGCTCACTTGAGTAAAGTTCAAAAAGAAAAATGGATTGAGTTGCGTAAGCTCGCTCCTTGGATTGCAGTCACAGATGAACCATTGCTCACGACCTTGATTGAAAAACTTACAAGGCAAAAGCAATTACAAAAAGAGCTGAAGAAAAGTAAGTTTGTTCTTTATACGGACAAAGGCTATGCCTATGCCAATCCGCTCTTTGGAATGTTATCCACAATCGAAACTGAAATTTTCAAAATCTTATGCCAACTTGGTTTAACTCCTGTGGATCGAACCAAGATGGGCGTTGCCGAAGTAAAGGCTAGAACTAAGCTCGAAGAGATACTGTCTCAAAAGAATGAGCAATAGTTGGCCCCCGCGCTGGCTAACGCCGGTGCCACAGTCAGAACAAAATGCCGGCGATGGCGACATCTACGCCAAGTTCGCTGAAGCCGTATGTAGAGTCACAAAAGATTCAATAGCCTCACCTGCCGGCAAATTGCTAGTGCTTCGCGATTGGCAAAAAGAATTATTACGCCACGCACTTGCTCGCCGAGAAGATGGCAGATTCAGACATAGAACTGCCCTTGTTGGAATGGCTCGTAAGAATGGGAAAAGCGCCTTAGCAGCTTCGATGGGTCTTGCAGGTTTGACTTTAGGTGGCAATGGTTCTGAGATTTATTCTTGCGCCGCAGATAGAGACCAAGCTCGAATCGTATTCGGAACCGCAAAGCGAATGATTGAACTAGATGAAGAATTATCATCTATGTTCACTTTGTATCGAGATGCCATTGAATACAAAGAAAAGGGGAGCGTCTATCGAGTCCTATCGGCAGAGGCATACACAAAAGAAGGTCTCAACCCTTCACCACTTGTCATCTTTGACGAAGTTCATGCACAACCGTCATGGGAATTATGGAACACGCTCTCGCTTGCCGGTGGCGCTCGTGCGGATTCTCTTCTATTCGGCATCACGACGGCGGGAGTCAAGAGTCAGGCGAACGGACAAGATTCGCTCTGCTACTCGCTTTACCAATATGGACAGAGAATAATCAAAAAAGAAGTTGATGATCCAACTTTCTTCTTTGCGTGGTGGGAACCTGTAAAACAAGATTCCGACCATAGAAGTCCTGATACTTGGCAAGAAGCAAATCCTGGTCTTGGGGATATTGTCGATCTAGATGATTTCAATTCTGCGGTCTTGCGAACACCTGAAGCAGAGTTTAGAACTAAGCGATGCAACATGTTTGTTAGCACTTCAGTAGCTTGGTTGCCACAAGGTTCGTGGGAAGCCTTAATCTATGATGGCAGACCTGATATACCTGGTGAAGAAGTTATATTATGTTTTGACGGTTCTTTCTCAAATGACTCAACGGCTTTGCTTGCGTGGCATTTAGGAGGCGAAAAGCCTCATTGTAAAGTTGTTGGATTATGGGAAAAACCTGAAACCGCTAGTCAAGGTTGGTTTGTTCCGGTAGCAGAAGTAGAGAATGCAATCATCACCTATGCTCGTCAGAGCAAGATGAATGTCCGTGAGATTGTCTTCGATCCTGCAAGATGGAACAGAACCTTTATGGTTCTTGATGAAGAAGGCTTGCCGGTTATTGCTTATCCAAACTCGGCAGAGCGTATGGTTCCAGCTACGCAGAAATTCTATGAAGCAGTCATCAATGAATCTTTTACTCACGATGGCAATGAAGGTCTAGCTCGCCATGTTGCCAACTGTGTCACTAAACAATCCTCACGAGGAGTTATGGTGGCAAAGGCATCGGCAAGGCGAAAGGTCGATGCCGCAGTAGCCGCAATCTTTGGCTATGACCGCGCAACGCAACCGCCACCACCTAAAGAACCAACCGCTCGTTTCTTTTCGATTCAAGTTTGAGAGGTCGTATGAAGAAAATAGATGTCTCGATGTTAGTAAGTCTTTCAGGCTTAACTATCGCGACTATCGGTATGGCAATGATTTCAGTTCCTCTTGCACTTATCGCATTGGGGTCATTTCTAGTTTGGATTACGGAGAGAGCTGACTGATGGCATTATCTAAGAGAATCCGACAAGCTAACGAAAAGCGAGTTGCTAATGGTTCGCAATGGGTTGAACCGATTATCCCTGGACGGCCTGCGTATGCCATCCCTTCGGGTGTCGAAGTCAATGCTGATTCGGCTATTAGGATGTCAACTGTTTATGCTTGCGTTCGACTACTTGGCGACACGATTTCCTCGCTTCCATTGGGCGCCTATGTTCGTCGTGGTCGGAATCGAATTTCTTATGCAGCCGTATATGGCTCGCAACCCGAATGGATCAATAGACCAAACCCTGAAGCCTCACGGCTAGAGTTTTTTGAGCAGGTTATTTCCTCACTTAATCTTCATGGCAACGCCTTCATCCTTACGGTGCGCGATGAAGATGATGAAGTGATTGAGCTCTATTGCATTCATCCTGACGATGTTCGCATTCGCCGTCTAGCTCCTAATGAGCCTCTTGTTTATGAAGTAACAATTAGAGAGCGCAATGGTGATGGAGTCGGTTCTTATGAGAACACTTATACTCAGATTCTCACATCTCGCGAGATGCTTCATATTCCAATGTTCCGTTTGCCTGGTTCTCATTATGGACTAGGCCCTATTAGCGCAGCTCGCCTTACAGTTGGCGGAGCAATGGCCGCAGATACTTATGCGGCTTCATATTTCGGCAACGCCGCTAATCCAGGCGGAGTCATTGAAGTTCCAGGCGAACTAACACAAGAGCAGGCTCAAGATATTGGTCGCGATTGGAATCTAACTCACACAGGCCCTTATCGCGCTGGCAGAATCGGAATCTTGTCAGGCGGAGCTAATTTCAAACCTTTGACTTTGAATGCTCAGGACGCCCAACTTCTAGAGGCCCGGAGATTCAATGTCGAGGACATCGCAAGATTATTCCGTGTTCCGGTGAGCTTACTAGGTCATCCGGTTGCCGGATCGATGTCGTTTGCTTCTGTTGAAGCGCAGAACTTGTCATTTGTTCAACACTCACTTCGCCCTCTACTAGAGCGTTTAGAGCAATCTTTATCCCGACTACTTCCTGAAGCTGATGGCTTTATCAAATTTAATTTAGATGCTTTGCTTCGAGGAACAACTCTAGAACGCTATGAAGCCTACACAAAAGGTCTTCGTGAAGGTTTCTTGAGTCTAAATGATGTCAGGTCAGTCGAAGACTTAGCACCTATCGGCGAATCAGGCGACCAATTCCGAGTTCCATTACAGAACATTGATGCCTCAGATGCCAAAGATGTCGGCTTAAACTTGAGAGCAGATATTGTTCAAAAGTTAGTTCAAGTTGGCTTTGACCCTGCGGCCGTATTAAAGGCAGTTGAAATGGAAGATATTGCTCACACAGGACTTCCAAGTTCGCAACTACAACCAATCGCACAAGTCGATCCAAACGCGCCAGCAGATGCTTATGATGTAAGAGAGAACCGTAAGGATGCTCAGATGGTTGTTCAGGTTCCTGAACCTACTGTCAATGTTGCAGCTCCGACAGTAAATGTCGAACCTCCTATGGTTATGTTTGAATCACCTGAAGTTCGAGTAGCTGCTCCGAATGTAAATGTTGAATCGCCAAAGGTCGAAGTCACAAATCAAATAGATCGACGCAAGGTTCGCAAGACAGTCATTCGCGATGAGCATGGTCGAATCAGCGAAATAATTGAAGAGTTCATTGAGGAAGGCGAATAATGGCAACAGGTCTTAGTTCATACCTAGCAGACAAATTCCTAGATGCAGTCGGCAATGCCACCGCTTACTCTGCCACGAATGTCTATATCAAACTTCATATAGGCGATCCCGGAGCGAATGGAACTGCTAATGCCGCAACGGAAACAACAAGACAAGAAGCAACCTTCTCAGCATCGTCTTCGGGCGTTCTTACTTCGGATGCTGGAGTTACCTGGACTAGCATTGCGGGAAGCCAAGATGCTACTCACTTTACTGCTTGGGATAATGCTTCTGCTGGCAATTTCTTATTTAGTGGCACGATTACTGGTAACGCTTATGTTGCAGGTGATACTTATACCATTCCAAGTGGGTCTCTAACAGTTTCTTTGACGCTCGCTTCGTAATATGTCGGCTCAATTCGTCCTTGGACAAGGTGTTTTAGATACCGATTTACTAGGGCCGATAATAATTGTTAGCGCCGAAGCGCCTTTAGGTTCGGCAGATGGAAACGCAAATTCGCTAGTAATCAAAGAAGCAAGTGCATCGGCAAGCCTAGGAAGTCTTGACGCAACTGCTCAATCGGCAGAAATTATTGCAGTTAGCGCAAGCGCAAGCCTTGGCTCATTGACTGCTTCGGCAGATACAAGAACGCCGACTATTAGCGTGGCAAGTTCAGGTCGAGCTTTCGTTCAACCTTACTTTGCTCCAAGCGAAGAGCCGGTAAAGATAAACGAAGTTGTTGCAGTCGCTATTTCTAATCTTGGTCTCGTAAGAAGCGAGGCATTATCGCAAATCACATTCTCGATAATCGAGGACGATAATGAAGTCCTCCTTCTAGTTTAGGAAAGCCATGCCATATTTCATCTCAGATAAACAGTCCGATTGCCAAGGATGGGCAACGGTTAAAGAAGAAGATGACGGTTCTTACACAACCATCGGATGTCACGAAACTAAGCAAGACGCAATAGATCAGATGGTGGCAGTCAGTATTGCCGAAGATATGGAACCCGGTGGCGAGCTACGCCAAGTTGATTTAACCGTTCCACAGTTCATTAGAGATAATGCTGAACGCGGTTTGAAATATGTAAGAGAAGGATTCGGGGGCGACGGTCTGACCGATACTGCTAAACGCGAAGCGCGTGAGATGGCAAATGGCAGAATAACCGAAGGTAAAGTTCGCAAGATGGCGCCTTGGTTTGCTCGCCACAAGGTTGATGGACAGGCACCTAAGAATAAGGATTCATCGCACCCTGAATATCCAGGCGCAGGATTAGTTGCTTGGTTGTTATGGGGCGGTGACGCTGATTTCAGCGATAAAGCAGAAAACTGGGCGCAAAGAAAGATTGACGCCCTTGATC